GCCCCGGCGGTTACATTTGCTTGGTTAAAAATCTGGCTATCGTCTAGCTTAAACTCGACGTTGCTATACCGTATGTCGCTACTACTGCTAAAGCTGGTAACTGCTCCGCCAATACTGCCACCGGTAATTGCGCGATCTTGGAAGGTTACGTTCCCGCTTGGCGAGATATACAAGGCGCCAAACTCAGTAGTAGCTACTGTCTGTAAAGCGGTCAAGCCGGGGCGTGCGGTGCCGGGGTCGGCTTGGCAGGTAGTGGCGCCGGTATCTATATCCCGCATACTGCTCGGCCAGCTAAGCGCGTCTAATATGGCTGATATACGGGCGCCGGTAAGCTGTCCGGTGCTTGCCCCGCTGACGGTGCTAACGGTGGCCAAATTAAGCAACTGAAAGGCGTCTAAGGCGGTAAGGGTAGTAGTGGATACCTCCCCTACCTCTTGGCTCTGTCGGTAGTTGTAGCTGGTGATATAGCCGCTAAAGAGCATATGCGTCGTACTGGTAGCCGGGTCGGTGGCGCTTATCTGTATTTTGCGTAACGGTTCTAAAAGGCCGTAATACGGGCTAGACGCATTTTGCGGGTTGAAATCGCCGTTTTGATCTGCCAGCACTACGGTAGCGGTGCCAGTCTGAAATAACTCGGTAAGTAAATTGCGACCGCGTGCGGTACTCACCGCTTGCACCTGCGCCGATACGTCCACGATAACGGCCGCCGCGTCGCCTAAAACGTCTTGGTCAAGTATTCCGGTGCCGAGAACCATTGTCTGCCCAAAGCTAGCCCCGGAACTAAAGTTAATAGTAACTTGTACGGCAGGTAGCGCCATTAGATAAATCCAGCCGGTGCGGTGGTGCCTCCGAAGCGGACGTATTTCACTATTTGATCCGCAATTATGTAGGTCAATTTATTTTCGTCCGCTATGGTGCCGGCATTGACGTTTACCGTAACGTTAGGGGCTTGGCCTAAAATAGCGTTTTGCTGTGCGGCTGAGGGTGGAATTAAAGAGGCGTTGGTGGGAGGCGGGTTACTGGCCACGCTGTCGTTTTGTGGAAGCAGAATAGTCGGGGCGGTGCTGCGCTTTTGGACGGTGCCAGGGACTCCTAAATCTGTCGGCGCTGTAATAGTTTGCCCTGCTGATCCTGTAAAAGTGGTATAAAACCTTAGAGGGTTGCTAGAAAGCCAATCTTGATAAGCCGTTACCTGAGCTTTTTGCTCTGCAATTGCTTGGGCTTGGCTAGTTGCTATTTTCTTTCGTTGCTCTATTTCAGCGTCGGCCGCTTTTTTCTGAGCGGCTTCTAATTCTATCAACGCCGTCATATCGTCGGCATTGGTTTCGGTCTTAAGAGCTTGCAAAGCCAAAAGCCTTTTTTTATCGTCTTCGCTAAGTTTGCCCTTAAGGGCTGCCTGTATCTGGATATTTTGTTCGTCGAACTTAAGCGCCAAACGCTTATAGGCCAGGGCTTGCTTATCTATTTTGGCTTTCGCCGCCGCGTCTTTGATTTGTTTGGCTGCTAGTTTGGCTTGCTGAGTAGCGTTAAAAATCAGTAACTCGTCAATATCTACGCCCGTCATTAAAGCAGCGATATAGGCTTTTTCTAGGTCTACCTTTTGTTTATTCATAGCCAGGCCTTTAGTGTCGCTTCGCCCGGCTTCAATAGCAGCGGCAAGCTCTAAGGCCTCAGCTGTAGCCTTGCCGCGTTCCTCGAGATACCTAAAAGCTATCGCCAAAGGGCTAAGTGCCTGGGTGAGTTTGCCGAAAAACCCGTTGCTTTCGGCATTAAGTACCCCTAGACCTATTTTGAGATCATTAACTAGGGCGCCGACGCCGATTACTGCGTTGCCAGCCCTTTCGCCAAAGGTCTCCATATTCCGACCTAAGCCGTCGAGCGACTTGCTTCCGTCAGCGTTAAATTGGCTAATAGCAACAACAAGCTTTTTACCGAACTCCTCGGTTGCTTCTCCTGCCGCGATTTTTAGCTTGTCGAGTTGCCCGGCTAAGGTCTCGGCTGCTACTTGTGTCTGGCCGCCGAACTTTTGCTGGAGCTCGCCCATAATGGCATTAAGGTCGCCTGAGGCGAGTAAACTCTTATCAAGACCGAGATTAAGTTTACCTAAAGCGCCGGTGCTACCGGAATAGGCTTTACCTAAAGCATTGACTACGGTTTCTAGGCTATTGCCACTACCGGCCGATATATCAAGAGCTCGTTTAAGCAATTCCTGGGCGGCGCTGACGTTTTCGGTAACGTTGAGTAAGCGTTGCAAAGCTGGCTGAAGTTTGTCCTCATTAACTCCGCTAGATCGTTGGAGGGCGTCGGTAAAAGCTATAACGCTCTTAGTAGCTTTCTCTTGCCCGATATTTTTAAGGGTCTGCTGTAGTGAGCGGTTTGCTTTTTCTTGAGCTATCGCAGCTGCAAGCGATTTTTTAGAAAGCAGGGTGATACCGCTGACGGCAGCGGCTACCGATAGTTTGGAAGTAAGCCCTAGTTTCTTAAACCCTTTATTGAGGGTTTTTAGCGCGCTGTCGGCTTGCTTAAGACCTTTATTCGCGACGGTAATGATTACGGGGACTTTTATCATTATGAAGCCAGCTTCCCGTTAATGAGGTCTATTTGACGGTCTACTATTTTTTTCATTCTAGCGGCTACTTCGGCTCGTTTTTCGTAAACGGCCTTCCACGCTATGCGCCCTTGCTTGCCAATAACTACCTGCCCCGAATAATTTTCTATATTACGCACAAATTGGCGACCGTTTTTTCCTTTGCCTTGCGTCTTGCGTCCAGCGGTTTCGTAAATAGCTCCGGCCGGGTTAGCATTGATAAGAAGGTAAGCCTTGTCTTTTGTGTTACCGTCTTTTTGGCGCACGGTGCCAATCTTGGAGCGAATGCCCATTTTGACCGCTCGAGGCTCAAAAAGTAAACGAGTACCCCATTCACCCGCGCTTGGTTCAGCCCACCCGCTCATAGGCCAAGTCTGCGGAGCAAGCGCACGAGCCTCGGCAACGAGATCACGCATAACCCCGTATAGCTCCGAGTTCATAGCCTTAAGAGCGTCTTGGTCAAAACGCTTAAGGTAGTTGAGTGTCTCAACGAGCCCCTCGACGCGACCTACTACGGCTGGCACTCTTTACCGCCTCCGCTCTATCGTGTAGGACTCGAATAATGGCCGCGTACATTTCGGGAGTAACTTCCAGTAATGCTTGCGGCGGTATCCCTGTCTCTACTGCTATTTGTGCTATTTGGTAAGTGAGCGTCCGGGAGTCGCTCACCCACCTAAAGGGTCTGATTCTCCTACCTCTACGCTCTTCAGAGTTTTAAGGAAGTCCTCCCCAAATACCGGGACGGTCTGCCCGCTTCTCCTAATTGCTTCCCAGCATAGGTAGTAAACGTCGGTCTGCTTTTGATCTTCGGTTAGCGCTTTGAAAATACCTTTTTTAGCGTAAGCCTCAAAAGCTACCTCGATAGCTGGGGTAATCTCGTAAGTCTCGACGACCCCGCTATCTCTAGTAATTATTAGTTTTGCCATTATGCCCCCTTAATGGTGTCTTATGACGTGGCGATCGTTACGTCAGTAGTGCAATCAAAAGTAAAGTCGAGCTGGGCTACGTCGCCCTGCGCGCCGTTTACCGGCGTATAGGCATTAACGAAGCACGAGCCCGAGTACTTTGGGTTCGTTGATGAAGCGGTGCCACCGTCTGGTGCAATCTCAAACGCGGCAGCTGTACCCTTAAGCGAATCCAATACGGCGCGAGTTGATCCTGCGGCGATAGCGTCTTGCTTGATATACAGCGTTCCGCTAATTTGATGAGCGGCGAGACCTTTAAGGTACTTACGGGAAGCGTCGCCGGAAGCGGTTACGTCAAGCTGCTCGTAGTTGATGTTTAAGCTAAGGCTTTGTACGACGCTAGACATATCATACGTCCCGAGCTTAAAGTAGCTGTTTTGTGCAAAATAAATGCCTGTGGCCACTTTATTCCTTCTCTTTCTTTGTTGTAGGGGCAGCCGAGGCGACTTCCTCGATTATGCCAGTCTTTACTAGGTGCGGGACGTCCCACCCCTCTAGCTGTGTGTCGGTTATGGTTCCACCCTGACCGACTCCAGCAAGCTCGTTATCGCTGATTACTTTGTACGTTGCCATGTGTGTACCTTCCTTATGTCCAACTACTAATAATTTCTAT